TGATTAATTAAACTTTGCATCGTATTAATGTTCGTTCTTGCTAATCCATAAAACGCTTCTATGTTATCTGAAATTGAGACATCTGCATAGATTGCCTTTGGCTCGTACCAGGTCCCCTGTTGTGGGATCTGTACTTCCCTGTAAGCATCAAACCCAGGAACATAGCCCATAAAGGCTACTAAAGTAGACTGATCTCCGTATTCTCCTGTTTCTTCTTGAGTGGACTCTCCTGCTTCTTGTTGTTCTTTAATATTATCAGCAATAATCTGGTCGGCTATTTGGTCGGCTTCTGATGCGGTCATTACGCCTCCGACAGCGGTATTAATTTCGCCTTGCATATCGGTTACTTGAACATCTGCCATTACCACTTGAGAAGAAGCATCTGCTCCGGGTAAAGGAGTTACTACTATTGATACATTGCTCACCGTCTGTGTACTGCCACCCGTTCCGCTAGTTGAACCTATGTCCTGACTTAAACTTAAAACTGTGTTGGTTTGTACTTGTGCTGTTTGTATTTGGTCTGAAATACTAGGAGAACTACTAATCGAAAATCCGCCCCCGGAAGCTGAACTGGCTACTGCCGTTGTGGTTGTATTCCCTGCGGTACTGGTAACAACGGAACCTCCACTACTGCCATAATTACCACTTGATCCACCACCCGATCCACCCGTACCACTGGCCCAACCCGCTGTACGAGCCGATGTACGAGCCGTAGTACCTGAAACACTGTTAGAAGCTGTTTGAATGGTACTGGCTACTACGTTTAATTGAGTAGCGGTAATTCCTCCTCTCCTTTCTTCTCTATCTTCAGCTACTAAAGCTTCTCTTTCTTCTAAAATTTCTTCTTCTGCTTCCGCCAATCTTTCTTCTTCTATTTCTTCAAAGAGTTCTTCCACCACTTCTTCTTCAAATATTTCTTCTTCAAATTTTTCTTCTAATTCCTCTATACTTTCTTCTTCAGCCAGTAATTCTTCTTCTATTCTTTCTTCCTCTAGGTGTTCCCGTTCTTCTTCGTACCATTCATCCAGTTCTTCAACGCTTTCAAATTCTATATAAGTATCTAAATCCTCGTAGTCCTCTGTTAATACAGTTTCATGGAGAAT